ACAACAACAGATTCATGAGTGTTGTATTTATTAACCGCTTTGAACTTAAACGTCAGCATGTTGTTATGCTTGTAATGTGCACGATTAATATAATCGAAGTTTGAAAAATTAGTAGATGGATTGATGTTCATGAACAGCTTCTGTTGCTGTGTTTGTTTCACCTTGACCACGCCGTTCATGTCAACCGTGATTGTGGTTGTGTCATGTGCATCTGCATGTGGTGCTTGATATAACACCAACGCGTACGTTTCTTTAATGCTATCTACTTTGTACTCGCTAATAATATCAAATGTACACACAGTATCAACATGTGTGTCGAGTTTTATTTGAGAAGAATCGGAAATGTAACTGTACAAATCCACACGGAACACCTGATTGTTCAATGTGTCATATTTTATCATGTACCTATCATCATATAACACCCATAAATTTTCTTGATGATCTAATTTTATGTTGTTTATTTTGGTGATGTTGGTGCCATCAAACACTTTACTCGCGACATACTCATCAAGTGTGTTGTTTGTGAGATCATGTGAGTATATGTTTTTATTTTTGACAAAGTACAACTTGTTAGATCCTTGCTCATCTGTCACATGAGATGAACAAGCCATCTCCCCGGTCAAAACATATAAATTCTCATTACCAATTGGTGCATATACACTTGACCAATCTGTATCAGACTCTTCAGCATGTATATATTTTGGTTTTGGATACGCTTCACTAAACGCCACAGCGGCTTCACCTGTCGCGGCAGGTGTTATACTAGGCTCAGTAGTTGAAAATGTCGTGGGTATTTCTGCTTCTTCTGATTGTATTTTATATGCTCCCTCTGTGAGGGTGTTGGTATTTTCTGTGATGTGCCATTTGTTGTCTTCATAATACATGGCCGCTATGTTTCCTTGTGTTTTTCTGTATACAGGCTTCCCGTTGAATGGCGGAGTGGTTGTGTCTCGTGTGTATAGACCATCGTAACCCGTGATATTTCTCGCTTGGTCATCAAGATTGTAAACAACACACCACTCGAAAAATGTCGGAGATAAATCAATATACTCACCAGTCGCGAACTCGAATCGACACACTGATGTCTCGTCCTGATGCAGTGTGTATATGAATGTTTCGGATTTGTTGACACCTGTGTATTCATTAACTGTGTTGATGGTTTTGATTGTGGAAGAAACGATCGCTTTTTTGAACAACACACCCTGTTCTCTGATTGTGTACGAGTCTAGATTGTTACCATTAATATCGAATGTATTCACGGTCAGCACACCACTATTCGCAGATGTTGATGTTAAAATGGTCATACGATCCAATGGATCCTCTCGAACCAGGTGAACTGTCTTGTCTTGAAACTCTGAAGTGAGCGTGGTGTCATACATGGAACTATCAATTGTTCCTATTACAACCGCATCTGAATTGGTTATTTTCACATCATCGTCGTCAACGAAGGTCAGGACAGGTGTTATCACGTGGTCATTCACCATGGCCAAGCCAGCGTTTGTGTAATTACCATATATCTGATGACCAAATTTTTCAGTCCAATCATCACTATGCAACCAGAAGCTCACACGAAAATCACCGTAAGCTGGGTATGGGGATTTGGTTTTACAATACTGATCACCGGGAAAATCATACACATTATAACCATCTATCTGAGGCACTGAAAGATCGGTGCGTGTACCATTATCATCTTTCACGTATGTAGAAACATCTTGCTGTTCTAGTAGATTCGAGAACGTATCAATTATTTTTTTATTCTCTTTGTTACCAACATGGTAATATGCGTACTGCACACCGCGCTCCAGACGCAAATTACTAGGTATATCAAAATAGCTTTTGGCTGTGTCTGGTGAGTTTCTCCCGGCATCCATAGCATCAACCATCGAGTCAAAACAGTTTGGTTCTTTTGACATTATTTGGTTTTCGGAAAATAGCTTATCATCATAATATCTATCCATCCAGACCGGACCATAAGTTTTTTCATAAATGTCACTACCTGGCACTGCCATCAACCATGAGCACAGCCAGGTACCATAGTGACTATCACCGGCTCCGCCTTTGTTACCATACAAACCAGCATCACCCCATGGAGTGTAATATCGGTAATTTGCTCTTTTCTTGAAAATCTTGTCAGAATTTACCGGACTGTTACCTGCAATCGCACCAGCTCGGATCAAACCGACAAAATCTTCGTATTCGTAACCATATGTTTTTGGAGCCGCAACTGGTAATTTTGTCATGGGATACTGTTCCGGGTATTCCGCCACTCTTCTGTAATTTATATTCATCCATGTGAATGGCTTCATTATGTTTGGCATGTGAAAATATGTTATCTGATCGCTTTTTAGGGTGATCTTATCAACATAGCTCGTGTAATTTATCAGCAATTTATCATCACCTGTTATTTGATTCATGCCGCTGTTTAATTTATGATATGTTCGGAAATCAACATTTTTACGGCTGATAAAATCAAGGCAAAATTCACCAGCGGTACCGGTAGAGTGTGGGCTATTTTCACACTGATCACCATACGGTGTTAGTTGATTTTTGAGAGGTATCAGATTCACATCTAACTCATTATCCACAACATTGTAAAATTGCGAGCATGTTAAATAATTGTTTTGTAGATATGTGTATGTGTTAGTATAATACTCGCGATTGATGTCCTGGTAAATACGTGCTTTCGTCTGGTCCACGTTCACAGTGTTTTGATTTAAAATGCCACTATCGTATTTACACCACATCGTATCAACCGCTCGAGATATACTTGATGCTGGGTTTTTAACACTATCAACACGAATACGTATTATCGATTTAATAGCTAGTGTCTTACCTTGCTCCGCAACGACTTGTTCTCCAGCCAAATAAGGGGAGGAAATCCGACCGGTGGCATTGTCCACAACACCTTGATGTGTGATCCACGTGGTGGTACCATCAGCTAGCTTTTTCCTCAATGATAGATAACCAGAATTCGTATCAATAATGTATTGAAAAACCTGATCATCATACGGGCTATAATCAACACGCCCAAGCGGTGTTGTGTTGTAACCAGCTCCGTTAACACCTGTGTATTCACCGGTGAATTTTTTAAATTCGCAACGAGCTGTTGGATCATCCATATTAGAATATGTGAGTGCTGTTCTCACGTATGAATCATCGTGATACACACGGCAATGCTCTTTATCCAACAACTCAACATGAAACAAGCGAGTGTTTGGTACATTTGTATATTGTATGATTGGTGTGTAAACATCTTCATCACTGATGGTGTAAGATCGATCAGTTATACTATCCGTTTCAAGCTCTTCGATGGTCAAATAGTGTATACCAGCGAACGTTCCAGGGTATTTCCATCTAGGATTGTCGGGTTTCACATCATCTAGATTGAAAAACGCGGCGATATGATCAGCGAAAATCATATATGTAGTGAAAATGTATGGGTATATCTTGCTAGAATTGGGTGGCTCTACTCTGAAGAGATGTTTGGTGTATTTTTTATTGGTCAGTGTCAACACAGAATGATTGTTTATCTTGACATCTGTGGGTGATCTGTTCGCGTCATTTATTTCGAGTTGAAGACCTTGCATGCTCAGCCGGCGGCCATCTATTTTCAAGGAATCATCATTTGTGTATGTTTGCTTGAGTGGTTTTACCACATCTCCAGAAATTGTATGTTTTTTCATATGTCTACATGTCAATGACGTTATGTACAACATAACGCGGTGACTGCGTTTCAAGTGTTAGTAAGAGTTGTTCTTTTTTCTGCAGCGACGTGGTCAATCTTGTGTCGGTTATAGATATGTATGTCGGGGCCTGATGTTTATACTCATGTGTGTCTGGTAGTGAATACGCGACTCCCCATTTGTGAGCTAGATATCCTTCCATTTTCTCACGTAGTTCTGGCGATAAAACGCGATTAAATATGACAACTTCCGCGATCGATCCGCGCCACCCTCTGTTACCTATATCACGATCAGTACCAACACACAACCCTGTTTGATTTGGTGATGGTGTTGAAGCTGACAACACGAATCCTGTTTGCATGGTGGGTAGCACGTATGAGCCGTCGGACTCAACACTGTTTATATATAATTTGTCCCACCAGTGAGTTCGCCAGAGATCCAGTGGATCACCACCAGGTAAATCAGTGATTACCCCGATGTCGTCATTACTACTCTGGTTACTACCACCCAACAATCCCACTATCCCACTTGTGTCTCCAGCCCTCGTCAGGTCACCATCGTATCGAGCCACTATATACACATCATACCACGTCGCGGGATCCGGGCTGTTGGTTATCAAGCCCCGGGAATTTTCATCCTCACCCCAGTCTAACACGTTCAAACCATTGAGTGTGTAGCTACCTGAAGTTGGCCTGCGAGATGAGTTCGGTTGTGTTATTGCGTATGAAGATGTGTTTCTTGTGTCCTCCCAAGATGATACATTGCTCGAACCATCCAGTGTTAATGATGCGGTGTTTGAAGCGTCTAACCACACAGCTAAATCGACATTTGTGTCTGGATCCATCTCTGGGGTCCATAAAGGCAATGTTTGAGTCGCTAGTGTGTTTATTTCTTGTACAGGTGTGAATAATTTGGTTGACAAAAGCTTGATGTCACGAATAGTGTCTCCAATGCTATACTCATTGGACTGTATTTTGAATTGCTTGCGGTAAATTGTTGTGTTGTCGTTGTAGTAAGCTGTTACCAACACATTATACACTTCATCTCCAAGTATGTTGTATGTGTGTGTCACTTTGTGATTGGATACAGACGCATCGCTCACAGCCGCGGACCCATCCGAGTGTTGTCCGGTGTAAATAACAGTTTTATCTGATAGTATTGTTGCGGATTGCCCATTCACCGTGGATCCTCCGTAGCGCTGGAATGATCCTTTGAGATTGGAGCTCTCGAACTGGCTCCAGAGCGTGGATATCTCTCCATCACCCCAATCGATGTCAACATACAGTAAATCCAGCTCTTTGCTCAAGGTACTACTGGTACCTACTAGATTCTGAAGCTTCAACGTGAATGCAAATTCAGAATTTTGAGCTTGTATGGTTTCTTCGACTGGTCGTTCTTCATATTGTAGTGTCTGTTCCAGTTGCTGCACACCAGCACTGGAAAAATCTGTTGTTATGTAGAAATCCGTACTCTTCAACTCAACAATTCCGTTTTTCATGAACAGTTTTGTGTTGAAAATGGTCAACAATGGTGGTTCACCGGTGGTTTGATCATCCAACCTACCAATGTATGTTATGGTGTAGTGGTCCGTCTCTGGATTGAATGATATCTCTCCAGGATCTAGAGATGTTAACACATAAGGTGCGGGTATTTCGAAATTTGTTAAAATGTTATCATGCTCACCGCTGACAGGGAATACTCGTTTCCATTGTTGTGTGTTCAAATCAAGTTCATCCAACACAGGTAACAAATACTGACCAACACCATCAGTTTTTCCAACCAATATGGTGTTTGTCTCCTCATTATAAAATGGTGACAACAATTGCTGAGCGGTGCTGCTAAGTGCCGCGGTTACTAGATGCGTGTTCCTATCACCGCTTGTGGTGGTATCAGTGTCAAAATCGTATGTGATTTGATCAAACAACCACACATCATCGGTAGGTGTTTGTTGTCGCAACATGACAATATCATGCACGATATCGAAATCTGTGAAACTCTTGTCGAAACTTATATCATATTGTGCAGCTGTATCAACCAAGCCAGGGAACAATTCATCAATTGTACCAATTTTATTACCGGGTGCGTTGCGATAAAACAGGTTCAATGGCTGTGATGAATCGCTCATGACTGGTTGGTGTTTTTGGATCCAGAGACTTTCTGCTGGTTCAACAAAACATGAATCACCAGCGTCACTTGATCTCTTGACGAGTTGTGCGATGTGAGCAAATGGTACTGTTGAAGCCTCAGCGGTTGCTGGGCAGGGATTTGCAACTGGTTCCACGATTGTCACATCATAACGTGAATAACTACCGCAACTAATCACTATAGATGTGCCAGGTCCTGTACCGGTTCCTGGTGGTAACACAATACCAACCCCCGGTCCACCATCACCAGTCACAGGAAAACATGTTGTCTCTCCGTTCACAACCTCGGTTCTCCATCCGATCTGATTAGGTTCAGTGAATACACCACATCCAGCTCCGGGATTTTCAGGGCCAGGTACTACAGGTACTGGTATCTCTGGTGGTGGAGCATCTGGTGGACCGATCGGTGCTGGTTCTACAAACTCTGTATCTACTAATCCTGGTCTGGCTCCAAAACCACCAGCGTCCCATACATCATGCACTAGAAAGCCATCAGAACCGGTGCCGCGATCAGTTTCCGATAAAAAATTATCCAAAATTGGCTTGTCTTCACCTTGTTGGCCGCCGACACCGATTGGATGTGTTTGCTGGCGGCGAAGATGACCAACCGGGGGAGGAAAATAACCTCTTTTGCTTCTGTACACCTTACCTCGTTCAGAAACCATCGGGTGTGTGTTGTTCACTTGACGATTTAGTGTTAGCTCTGTCTTGGCTCGTGCGTTGTTGCGTTCATCACACATCAATAACACGCTGTCAAAAAATTGATATTCACACACGTTGTTACAATTCAACCCAAGATAATATGTAACGTTGTTACCATCCAGTGGTATGTTGAGATCTCTATTGTTTGCCCCGGATTGAGTAGTTATATCCCACGGTATCTGTGGAAATTGTGTGGCTTTGTTTCCTCCGACTTTTACAGTGTCTCTCGCTAGCTGACCGTACATATCATCCAGCACGATTTGACCATCTGTAAATGCTTCAGGGCGAATCCACGACAAAGATCCGGAAACTTGACTATACTCTGTACCATCCGTGAAAGTTCCTTGATGCTTGTAATATAAGAGATCAGGGTGACCATATATACCAGCTCGTGTACCTTGCTCGTGTGATGTCTCGTCAAAAAATGAGTGTGTTGTTGTGTCTCCATCTATTGTCCAGGAACCAGAGCCTTCAATTGGTGATATTCTCATCAGAAACGCTTCATATTCGGTCAAGTAATCGAACAATATGTCTGACATACCATCTGCCTGTAACTGAGCTTTTGTACCAGCATAATTGATTGTTGGTATACCGTTCACTCTATAATCTATAGGGTTATAATGTTCGGTGAAATTCAATGGACCACGCCATTTAGCATACGCATAATCCTGAACCCATTGTGGTGATACTTCACCCGGTGGTGTATTATATCTGTTACTGTACCATGTACGTGCTGTGGAACTACCAACATATGACCGTGCATTGAGTGTGATTCTATACATCTTACATGCAAATATATTGTTACCGAAATCCGGTTCTGCATCGTCATATAATGTCAACACATACGATTGTCTGTCACACTGTTGACGTTTAAACGTGGCTCCAGCGGTGGTTGGACTTGAACCGTTTTGATACCACCCACCATCAGCCACGATCATTCGATGATTATCTTCATTTTCCTCACGAGTAGTTGTGCTTCTATACGCAGTGTCTCCATTTTGACCAAATGACACTGTGAAATTACATTTGTCTGGTTCGCTACAATTAACAGGTAAGATCGAAATTCGGGGAAATGCCCGGTAATCCTCTAGAGGCTCGGCATTATTGTTGGTGCCATTCACGTATGCATAGTTCGGAAACCACGTGGCATCATCATTAACTGGATCGAAGCTACCACTATCAGCAGCATATGCTGCTTCATCGTAAAACCCGTTCAATGTGCCTGTCGGTGTGACATCAACTTGATTCGCACTCGCATTATCACTAGGATCCCACACACGCCACCCACCGTCAATTATGGTTGTTATACCACCACCATCTGTGTCTAGTTTGACCGCGGAAACCGAATCTGAAAATGATCCACCGCCATTCAACCAATAGTTACATGTTGTGATATTAACATCACCTGTTTCATCTGAAAACTCATAATCAAAATAGTCATTACCACCATCCGTTGTTTCGCCTGTTTCATCCACTTGCCGATCACCATCATCAATCGATCCACCCGTGTCCAATCCAGTGTTACCTAGACCATTACCTCCACCAGCTGTGCCTGTCTCGGTGAACACAGGCTCCACACCGCCATCATCACCATAATAATCAGGAGTACCAAGCCCGGATCTTATATCGTCATCAATACCATCACCATCTGTGTCTGATCCACCGGCCGGATTTTTCGGATTCTCTGTACCGAGTTTGAACATGACATAATGATTACCATAAACATCGGTTTTGTTTTTGTATGGTATATCACAAAAATCAGACAACAGATCAGTACCTCGAGTGATCAAATCATATTTGTTTGCTTCTGTAAGCGGATATATATCAGCATTAGCCCATATCTCACCAGTTGGCGACCCGGCCCAGAAATCGAAATTGTCTGTGTATCTACTCACACCAAACTGTGGCGCGCCTAATGTTTGTTCGATTGATGTATAACCGTTGTACAATGGCATTTTCACAGAACCTCTGATCCGACCCTGTGCACCCACAATAACAGGAGGTGATTGAATCCATGAAAGATCTTCCACATGATCAACAGGATTGTCAGCTTCGCTCACACCAGCACCAAAACCACTACCATATATGGTAGGATCCGCCAAAACATACACCTGTCCGGGGGAGATTTTTTCGGTCAAAATGACATGCTTGTGAGAGAAGCTTGCGTATGTCAGAGGCGTGGTGTGTTTAGGTAAGAAAAATCTACCAATCTGTTCCTCTGTTAATCTTTCCGCATGCGGTATGTTGTTCACCGTCGGATTGTTTATGTTGAGTAAATTCCTTGCCGGATTTTCTGGTGTTACGAGTGTACCTGTTGTGTAACTACCGGGAGTGGATCCACCTGATACATAAATTAGATCATTACCAATAAACTGACTTGCTCCAATTAGTTGTTGATGTTCATTGAGTGTGTCTCTAGATGCAGTGTAATTTGAAAATGCGGAAAGAGGTAATTGATCCACACTTGTCACACCTCTTTTTTCCAAGAGAGCGGAAACCGCGGTATCTACATCAATACCGAATACCGGGTCATACTCATGTGGCTTGAAATCATCAGGTGTTGGGTTCACTATAATTATTTATACCGGGTAATGGTTATATAAACTCAATAACTGGTACTATTTGTAGTAGTCGCAACAGGATTAACAGCTATAGCTGTCGATGTAGTGTTGACTGATGTCGCAAGCTGTACTAGCGTGTTGTGAGGTTCATCTGTATGCGTTTTACCCTCCATGTACAACACTCGACCATCCTCGTGATAATGCTTGTGATAATAACCGGTATATATGATACCACTCTGTGTTAAAAATTCTCCTCCAGGGGTGTATTTGTATGATGTGTCATGGTATGATTGATTTAAATCGTATAATTCTTTGATTAAAATCTTGGTTTTATTTATTGTGGTGTTTAACGCGGGAGATTTTATATAAACAGCGTATCTCACCAGATCATCATATATCGCTCTTTCTATACCGTGTGGTGTACCTTTCCAACTGTGTCTTTCTTTTTGAAATGTTACTTGATGTCTATTTTGATACACATTTTCTATTATTTCACGTATGCGTAGCGCATAAAAAGACAGGGCCGCATCAATTTCTAGGTCATTCTCCAGGTTAACGTTTGATAAAAATCTACGCTCTTCTGCTGTTGTGTAATTTAATGACAACTCCTTAAGAAAGCGGATGTACACTTGTTTGATACTCAGATTGTTCTTCTGTGTTGTTTGATTGGATACGGTCCTCCACACTTTCAAATAATCATTGTACTGTTGTACTCTCACATCTGCAGATCCAGTGTTTGATGTGCGATCCAACCACTCTAACAGCGTGTAAGGAGCGGTAATATCATCAAATGTTGTTGATCGGGAGTTTGTCACGCTGTTCAACACAGCGGTATCAGAAAATCTTAATGTTTTCATATCATGATGGTGGTGTTAGTAGTTGTAATCCGTCACGGAGCGAGAACTCTATCATATTTTCTACTTTTTGATGTCGACCGAACCACTCATTATATGTACCTGCTTGTTCTTGTAGTGTGAGATGATATCTGCTCAACTTGTTCGTGTTTTCCCAATCAACCTGTCCGGAAGATTGATCAAATGATGATAACGGATATGTTGTGTTGTCAACATAATGATAAAAATCATAGTAGTTGTAAAAATCGTTATCCACCGGGAATGTCAATCCCCAATTCCAACTCGTGTCATATGACATCAACGGGTACCGACTCAATCCCATGATGTTGTACGTGCTCACGAAAAAAGGATTGTTAATGTCTGGAGATGGTATGTGAGATGGTATTATTTTTGTGTAGTTGTTACCGTAAATCTCCTTGGCTATTATTGGCACACCAGCGGACACTGTGTATGTTTCTATATCTATCATACTACCGAGATTTCTTCCAAATGATATATTACCATCATCCCCGTAAATGGCTTGTGTATCAAAATCATCATCATACAGATCACGTGTACCTATAACTCTCTTGATACCTACAGACATTGTGTCAACAATACGCTTCAAGCCACCTGGGTATGAGTAATTGTAATTTTCTATTTCGTATTGAACGGAATCCGCCAGACTGTAAAGTGATTGCACGCTACATGTGTCAATATCAACCGTGTTATTAACAAAATTTGAAATCTTTTCATATATAATCTTACCCAAAGCCGAGGGTAAATCTTGGAATTCACCGAATATACTGTTTATCATCAACCGGAGACGTGAGTGTTGGTTTATATTCTCCTGTAAAATGTAACTATTCATTATCGCACCATAATCTATGTATTCACCGTTTTTAAAAAATGTGTATTTACCAGAGCTCGGGTTAATTGTAAACACGTCACTCTCTCCTGTGATTAGACCGTATGTTGATGTTTTAACATAGCCGATTATTTTAATTTTATTGAGAGGTACGTTTGATTGTATGTATAATCCGATCGAGCTATACGTGTTTATATTTGCTAATGAGTCATTGTACCCTATGGTAATATCTCCATTTTGATAGTCAGTGTCAGATGATACACCCAGATAGTATGTATCATTTGATGCTGTACCGGCATCAAATGGTTCATTTTTAGATAGAAAAACAGCGTTGTTTATTGAGTATCCATCTGTATTCTTCAAAACATCCGGGGTGATTTCATCGACTTCTTTAATTATAGAATCTGTAGCAGTAGCAAAACTCATCACGAATGGTATTCTTGTCCCTTGAAATTTATTTGGTGTGATGATAAAGTCATTACCGGATATACCGTTGCACGTGAATAATAATTTTGTAGGCGTGGGTGTTGTCACATCAACTAACAATTTATCGTATGTTGCTTGGTATAACTGAGGTGTTTCAATTTTATCATTTGCGGAATTGAATGTTTTGGTATCAATTATATCACTATATAAATCCGGCCAATTTTCCGTATCTAAATGAGCTAACATACGATAACCGACCTTGTTACCATCCGGGCCAATCGTTGACGGGGAATCATCTACATAATAGATAGTTGACGTGCCGCTGGTTCCTACAAATTCCGATCCAGGAACTAAACCACTACAAAACTCGTAATTACCATCAACCGGAGATTTTCGAACATATAATCTTGTTGTGTCGGTATACAGGTGATCAATCGGAGTCAATCCAGCTGAATCACTTGTGTATCTCCATGTTTTTTGAAACTGAGCATATTTGTTATCGTCATAGCTCGTTGTTTTTAGCGGAGCTGTCTCGGTTCCTTCTCCTATAATATCACCAGCATCATTGTATATGTATCTAACACCAGCTCGATCAGAATACAATGTGACTTTATTAGGTGTGTCGGTGTCACTGTATAATTGCCACGTGTGGGATGTGGTTATTTTTAAAGGCATGCTCACATCTCCCGCAGTCAGATGTGCGAGTGTGTATGTATCCGGCGTCACACCCGCGTTTATCATTTCTTGTGTTAGCTCCTCTTGTAATATCTCATAATCACCACCCGACGGAGATATAGATATATTAGTGCCTAAGAAATTTTTGATGGTTACAATCAATGGGTTTGGTATACCATTGTTATTACCACGAGACACAACACCTCCATCACTTTTAGCTACGTACACCTGTATCTCATCAAGACCAGGTCGATTATACACCATCTTAAACTCTGGACCTGTTTGAGTCTGACCAGCTCCGTACGACCATCTTATAGTATGCTGTGATAAGTACAAATCTTGAACTGTAGCGTCATTTAAGTCAACCTTCAGCTCCACAGGATTTGATTCAAGCGTGTAAAATGTTGGTAAAAATTCCCCATTCTCACCCGTGTCTTCCCACTCACCTTGCGTGTTTTTATATAATAGTTTTAACTGCCTGTATGAACTTGACATTGTTAGTGTGAATGACTAGTGCTAGTGGTGTAATCGGTTGACGTTATAACATTAATTTTTGAACTCAGTGTTGATTGATCATAGAGATATGGAAATTTATAATACGGGTATTGAGTGTTTTGTGACACTATACTTATATCCTTTGTTGGATACGCAGGATTCCAGCTCAAAAACGTAATACCCTGTATCTGCAAATTATCCGCACCTTCTCGTGTCATATACACATCAACTACATCTTGTATTGTTGATATTTGAGCAATCATCGATGATAAATCCAGTAAATACCCTAATTCGCTTGATGTTCCGAAAAAACTGGTTATTATCTGAACAGCCTCGTCTCGAATTGCGTCACTATCACGCTGACTGTCACGTTTCTTCACGATGTTGAGGCGTGTGTTGTTCCTCATCTCCACAGTGAGAGGTTCCGATGGAAAGGCTGCTCCTAAATCAATTGCCATGTAAACCGGGTCAATTATAACTGGCTCGCTAGTTATAGGTTTGATTCGATTGACACTGTTAAGTATCAAGTTACGTTGAGCCGGTGTAAGGTAATTAACCAAAGGAGAAGCTGATGTTATTTTTTCAAATCTAGGAACACCATAAATGTATATATTATTGAACGTTGTAGAGCTCGCAAAATTGACTTGATTGTATAATATACGCGACTCTAGATTGGGTTTTTGTAAACCTAATGTGTTGACAGCATATGTCAAATGACCGTCAATATACTCGCTATTCGAAACAACTTTTGCACCTAGTATTAAATTGCTAAAATTTTTATTTATATAATTTTCAAAATCCGCGCTAGTTATTAATCTGTTCTGACTGGAAAAGAACTGCGGAGCTAGCTGCCTGATACTATCAACTGATTCTTCTTCTCCTGGTTTGGTTGACGGATTTTGATTTGTCAATGTCAATAACTGCAAATCCCTGACTGATATATAGATAGTGTTTACAGATTTAACACCCTCGCGTATTTCTAAAAATCTCGACGTTGTTAGTGCAGTCAAGCTACCATTCAACGCATTTGCACCTATCACACCATCATCTCCGTCGCTTTTTAAATAATATATGGCCACTTGATCACCTTCTTGTAGTTTTTCACCATAAATTGAGTTGCCAAACTTAATCTCATATCGTTTATTTTCGTTCAGTCGCCTTTCGAATGCTTTAGTCGTAGGTGTTGTGTTTAAGAGACTTGTGACTTGTGTGTATTCACTCCATGTATCTTGTCTCTTGACAAATACATATATATTAAACGTGTCAATCTTTATATCCTCACTAACCGATAACACGAATGTCTCGAAATCTTCTCCAATTGCGGTCTGTACAGGGTATTCTTGAAATGATCCTTGGTATAATAAGTGATTTTGACCGATTGATTGTATTTGCTCTTCTACTGCAGTATTTTTAGTAAATGTAACGTCTTTATTGATGGAATATTTTATACCACCAACATCAACTAAACTGAACCGCGGTATTGTGTATATGCCGGGATCCATTGTGCCTTTGGCCTCAAATGTCAAAACACATGAGCGGTAGCCTGTAGGGTTGTAATTGAGTAATTTGACTATTCGATTTATATTCTCATACAACTGAGCTTCGGTAAATATACTTTCACTAGAAGTTCTATTCAAATAAAATAATAGTGTGTGGTAGCTATATGCAATAATATCAATTATTGATGATAGGTTACTCCCCTCAAAAACATGGTCGCTGAATATATTTTTTTCCGCTAATCGACGTTTAATCAGACTTTTAAGAGACACAGCATCAAACGCTGCGTAACTATCTGATGATAATGAAAATTCTGTAAATTGTTCGCTCATTTTTTATTAAAGTTCAAATCCGGATTGTGATAGTATACCTGTAAATACAACAGATGGGTTTGAAAGTGTAGGTATTCTCAAGGTCATGTCTATTTTATACTCCGCTAGATCTTCATTGACCGTTACATTTACATTCACAACAGACACGCGGTTTTCATATTTCTCAATGCCTTCGACAATACGACTACCAATCATTCTAGCCATGGTGGTACTTGCTGGTGCAAAAAGAAACTGCGCTAAATTCAGACCATAATCCGGATTGAGAAGTTTCTGACCTGGCATGGTTGTGAACAAATTTTTAAGAGAGTTTTTAATCGCGGCTTCATCGTAGTCATGTTCAATATCTACAGATGTCGGTTCTCGGTACAATCCTTTACCTGTTAATATGTTATTTTCTTTGAGATCAAGATGCAAATCAGTGTATGTGTATGACTCCGCGGTTCTTGTTTTTGAGAAGCTATCTAGTGTGATTGTAGGCATTATAAGTATTTATGCTTGAACATTGTATTTAAAATGTTGGTAAATTACATTAAAAATAATAAGTATTTACAAATGTACCAGGACAAATTTACAAAAATATTCGAAAGCAACTTTCAACGATTTCAAGCCGGTGGCGTGCTAGCAGGAGATGTTGTTAAATTTATTGACAATGTGCTCGAACATGAGTGGTTGAAAAATCAGACTAACACCATTAAAGACAAGATACAAGAAATTTTAGATACAGATTTGAACATACGTATCGCCTCTGTTTTCGCCAAGCGACCAGCGGCAGGAGGTGGGGTGCAGCAAGATCAGCAAGTGGATGATTATTATTGCGATATAGCGCTCGAAAGAGCACCGGGATTGTTTACAGATCTAATGACTGTACCAATCAACATGATTGCGGTAGTTGATACGGAAGGAAATCTTGCACCAATTCCTGATAGTTTTAGAGCCGATGATCGCTCACACATCGAACCTGTAGAATTTGTACCGGAAGTTGGTCAAGATGAGACCAATGCTGGTTTTGGTACAAAAATTGATCAAGGAGACAAATCATTAACAACAACTGACACGCCCGGTGTACCAGCAGATAGTGTTGATAACATAACTACTGCGGTTTACATGCGTTAATTTAACGCGAGCAAACAACTATAACAGTTTATCTCTTGATCAGCAACAAATGCTGACCTATAAATGTGTTCGGCAATTACTAATAATTGTTTTCTTTTGACATCCGCTGGTATATCAACATGATGCACATGATCAAATAAAGATTTTAATAATTCCGGGTAATCGCTGTTAAACTTTGTTTCATTCTCAATGATATGTTTGCGAAGTTTTAATGTTTTTCCGGTTTTTACAACCTGATATACACCTTCAACAAAATTATCGATATTCTGCGTGGTGTTATGTGACCATTTACCAGCAGTCACTCTCAATTGTATCTCGTTGATCGCTTTTCTCAAATCCGGATAGGATTGCTTACAGCAAATCTTTACATCTACCTTGTCTACATCTGACAAAGTTACACTCTCGTTGCTTAAGACATATAAACACCGATCAATGTACATATCCAGTGGTGGTACGAGGTCTAACAACTGACATCTGCTTTGCAATGCTTGAATCACCTTGTGTTTATAATTTGCTGTTAATATGAAGCGTGTAAACTCACAGTATTCTTCCATAGTGTTACGCAAACATCTCTGTGCATCTAACGTGAGCCCGTCTACTTCATCTAGCACTATCACTTTCACACTACCATCGTAACTTTTTGTCTTGCTAAAACTTGTAACTTTGCTCCTAATTGTTTCTATACCATTTTCATCACTAGCATTTATATATAGATATTGACATTTTAAAATATCATTTATGATAATTTTAGCTAGAGATGTCTTTCCAATGCCGGCGTTTCCGATGAATAACAACTGTGGTATATCTTGTGTTGATATAAATTTATCAACAATTCTCCGATTTTCAGGAGATAATACTATATCATCAACTGTCTTGGGCCTGTATTTCTCGACCCATAAGTTTTCGAATGGCTTCACTTGATCGACCGCCGGAGTTGATCGAATACAACGGAAGGCATTTTAGTTTGTTTAGCAAATTCACGCAACTCCTCAATATTTTTAAAATTCAAATCAGCAGGTTTTGGAGGTATTGTCATATGCTCAGACGTAGCGACAGCATCCGAACTACCGAATCCATTGTCACCTCTATCGGTTTGCGTCACTTGATCTGCAAACGAGATCTCTGGTTGGATTAAGGGGTAAAACACAAGCTGAGCAATTTTAGCACCTTTTTTTACTGAATAATCACCCTCTCCAAAATTATATAGTTTAACCGCTAGATCTCCCCTGTATCCATTATCAATCACACCTAAATGCGGTTGTATATTATGCTTGAAACCTAAACCGCTTCGTGGTTCAATTCTTATCCAGTAGCCAGGTGTCATGTCGGCAAGTGTCAATCCAACTGGTACTGTAGCTGAACTATAAGACTGAATATTTACATCCTCAACCGCGTATAAATCATATCCAGAATCACCAGTCAAAGAAGTCTTGTTGTTTGCAGTTGGTAGCACTGCATCTTCGTGTGTTTTTAAAAATTTTGCATGCATATCATTATTATCCATTCAGGATCACTTGATCTCCACTGATTTGTGTGTTCCCTGACTCTAAATTTACAGAATTTTCACGCAACCACTTGAGCAATTCATTTAATTTAGCGGAGGGGATGGTGAAAGTGCCATGACCTTGTATTGTTATTGTTACCATAATATTATTATAGTATAATACTGTATTGAAATCAAATAAATAATTAATATGAGCGATGAAGATGATATTTTAGATGATTTACTTGGTCAATTGAAAGACAATAATGCTTTTAACAACCAGGCTTTAAAAAGTAACAAACAATTTAAATTACCAAAGGAACAACTAGAAGAGTTTATCTTAAATACCTCGGGAAGACTAGTTCAAGACAGTTTAGACATGATTGAAATAGTGAAAGAACGTGTAGCTGGTGCAGCTGAGCCAGATGATGTTGCGAGTCTGTCCGAATTATTCAAAGCTAGTACAAACACAGTTGAAGCTCTCAACAAAATATTGATACAAGACAAGCGGACACTCACAACATTAACCGCCAAACAAATGGATATAGATTCACGTCAGCAAATAGCTGAGAAAGCAGCTGACACGGCAAAAATTATTGCTAGTAGAGAAGAAATAGTTAACAAACTTTTCAAAAAAGCGGACGTGATCGATGTGCAACCAGAAGAAGATTAATTAACCGGTAAATTCTGACCATCTAACCTGCCAATATCTATAGAATTGTCCCGGTTTGATATCAAATTACCGTTTATATCAACATGTCGGTAGCTATATTCTGTTGCGAATTGTCCGCGCCACTTGATAAACTCCACATGATCTACATTATCTTGAATAAATTTTAACACTCTATACAAATCACCAATTTTGCTCGCGATCAAAGCCTCAAGATCAGAAATTATAGCAGCCATTCGTGTGTAGTGTGCAGAATCTGTTATTAGATTTTTTCCATGAGAGTCGGTGCTCAATTTATCTGGTATTAAATCGTCATCCTTTATACTCAGCATGTTAAATTTAAATATGTTTGATGTTTTAACACTCAATTCATGATGTAGTTCTTTGCTATGCCGAGTTTGTATAAAATCAAGCACCCGATTATATGTGTATCCAGATATATTATTAGCTATATCAGATACTGGTATGACTGAATTATCTTTTATAAACTCAATACCTAATAAACATGCGATTGAGTCACTAAAGTCCTTAAAATAATCAGGCTTCGGGTTCGTTTGTTGTATTCTTTCTTTTATCCTCGGATGCAGGTAGTGATACTGATCTAACCAATACAATATATACCAAGGACCATCTGTTGTTACAGGGTCCACATCTTTAATAACTGATTTTTCAGGTATTACACGATTGCTGAGATCGGTAAGCACGTGTGTGTCAAGCCATTCTTGAGTCTCTTTCAGTTGACCGGTGGCGTCGTCTGCTTTTACTGTTCTAGTTTGTAGCTGTTTCATCGGTTGGTTTGTCTCTTGTTATCGCTTTGTTGTTATTATCAGTAACAATACCCCTGTTACCAATTTGTGTGAGTAAAAATCTATTGTATAATTTTATGCTGTCCTGTTCTGTGAACACGTGATCGAGTGATCTCACACCTACAGTGAACAATAAAGCGATTTTTTCAATAGCATCACAATCCGTCTCGAGTTGCTTCAATGTGTTATTTATACGTGTGTGTGATATCGTGTCAGAAAACACAACATCGTTGACATTTGACATCATCAGCGTTGTGTACATTGTAGCTGCAGTTGATAAAGATTGATAATACGGTGAATTGTTTTTTTCAAACTGTTCACCCGAGCTATTGGTAGTTAATCTTGCGGATCCTCCGGGAAAGGTAGATTTAGCGGATTTACTTGCTGTTTTATCGTCACTAGCACCTGTTATTTGTGTTGTGGTTGAAGATATTATCGATTGCTCACTACACACAACAGTATTTTCACCGGCATTTACAAGAGATGTCAATGTGGTGGATTCCCCACCTCCAGGAAAGCTTGAAGTTATCCATGCTGTTAGAGATTGGTTGTTTTTTGTGGATATTCTCTCGGAATCTCCAAAATATGCGTCAAACGCATCAATAGTTTGTTGTATCACACAATCACTACTAGCTGATTGTATTATTTGATATGCTTTTTTAAAATCTGGAGATTTTACCACGCAACAATACAAATTAAACGCATGATCGTAACATTTTATATGTGTATGTTGTGTATCACCAGTACCTACAGTGGTTAAATATTGTGACTCGTATTTGTTTGATGAGTTTAACAAGTAAGAAACGTGATCTTTATCATCATCAAACAGTTTGATTAATAATTCATCAACGTTTTGTGTGTATTGCTCAGCTTCGAGGTAGTGTTTTCGTAATTCCGGTAATAAACCATACCGGTTTGCTTCATTTAAAGTCGTATACACAAGCAATTTGTTTAACACACCCATATAAGTAGCTGCGTATATGTTCGAACACAGCACTGACACATGGTTTTTTATGTTGTTGTTTATATGACTCATATTAGTCGATCTTGTCGTTAAATACTGCCGGTTTGTATCTGTATGGCTTGACAGTGAGCACGTTATTCGTGTAAGTGTTCTTCTTAATCACGTGCTGCACAGACACTGTCAAGTGATAGCCTAACAGCTTGTCGTCATATTCATTCTCTTGGAAACCACCACGGCGATCGATAGCTACAAATGCACCGGCTTGCCTGGAGGGCATGCCCGGGACGGAGAACTCCATGGTGTTTCCTCTCAATATTGCATCCATTATTATACGATTACGACCCTCTAAAGCTTCTCTACATTTAGTAGCAACTGGAGTGGAGAAACTCTTGTATGTTCTGTTGGTTATTTTCGCATTATTGAGTATGAAACTAGGTTCTGCACCGCCTTCGCCACCCATTAGGGTTGAAAACACATTTTCTTTTAAGTACTTCCTCACATTTGATATATCACCACCTTCCATATGTACGTAAAATTGTTTATCCTTTATGTTATATAAATTTACCATAGATGTGTTCAACACATCTATACAATCCAATGAGCTTGCCTCATGAAACATATAATTATTAATTGTGTTTTGTGGTATCCAAAAATTATTCAATGCGGAATGATGAGGACTGGTCCTGTGTTCGTTCTGAAACACGCTTGTCTCATCTGATCTGTTGTCTGATTCATCGGCTATGTAAAACCTATCACGTGTTCTCACACCAGGGAAGCCAGGTCCTTCATCAGATTGTGTATGAGCATCTCTAAAGTATTTTCCTATGGGTGTTAAAGACCATTTGTCCGTGAATCTATCGCATCGGAGCAAGCATGGTTCCATCGTTTCTGTATCATGTGTGTGTAATGATAGCACATACGCGAGATCATCATACGCCTTACTATCTGTCGGTGAGGTATAAAACAGTTTTTCTCCACCTTTACTAAAATCATCTTCAAAAACTGGGGTGGTTGTGGGTGTTTTTAGTGTTTCTGTTATGATGTCTTTGATACAATCACCAGAGTATAAAGAAGCTTCAGGTTCATCCACAAGATATAGTGATTTGAATATACCTGTGTTTGACTGTCTCTTGAGCGCTAGTGGGGAGGACCAGCATATGTTTTTTTCAGCTAATAATTGCTGCCGATAATCCCAAAAATACACTTTTTTTAACTTTTGTCCGTCATTTCCTATAACATCTTCAACTTGTGTCACTGCAAAATTCATGCGAATGGTAAACACATGATTGTTGAGAGACAAAGTGCTCTGTATGTCATCCTCAACAGGCACGTCAAGTTCAATAAATATATAATCACGGCCATCATTACGAAATCTATACGGTGCTAGGTCTATAGGTTCACCAGCGATATACTTTAATGATGCTCTTTCAAAGCAATCTTTAGTGTTCTTAAACAACACATGACCGGAATGGTACCACCAACATATGTTGTCTTCTAATACTAGTTCTTCTATAGCTCCAGGTAAAAGTTTTGTCGTTCTACCATCATTGTTCCAAAAGAACACTTGGTATTTAAATGGTTCACCGTTTAAATAGTTGTTAGTGGTGAGAGGTGAAGTGGATGGTTGTGAGCCAGCACTGCCTTCATTACTAGAGTTTGAAGCGTTGACCAGGCGCCCATCAGTTGTTGTTTTATAACAGCTCATCGAAGTTGCTGTTTAATAGCACTTATCACATTGCTTATATATTGCTTTTTAATGATTTTTAAAGTGCTACCAGGTTCGATAAATTCTACAGGGTTGTCTATGTTGTTAGACACACATATCAACCACCACAAATGCATGTCACCATATAGAGAATGGCTTAATACAGTATACGGTGTGAGCCTGTTAACTCTATGAAAGTAATAAAACCTGGTATCCATGTCATCGATGTTGAATCTCACGGTTTTCAGTAAGTTGTAAAAATGAAACCCATTGGTTTCTGTTTTGTGGATGCTTAGTATATTCTCAAACCGTGTTGGTGCGATTGTAGGAAGATCTGGCTGTTCGTTTTGAAACATTATCCGATCTTTCTAAATGGCGCCAGGCCTTGTTTAACAGCGTCTGGTGTTGTGTCTTCAATTGTTGATCTCTGCACTGTCACTTGTCGATTTTGTTGATTTATAGATGTGAACATGGAGTTTTGAGTTTCACCGAATATCTCTGTAACCGTCATGTTCACCTTGTACATGTCTGGAATTATTGTTTCAACATTGAATTGTTCTTGTGATTTATCACCGGAACCATCATCTTTCACCTCAGTAGGCACCGGTATTGTCATTTTACGGGTGGCTCCTACAAAAGAAACGGTCATGTTTGCGATATATGCGTATTTTGCGTACCATGTACCATCCAGATTAGCTTCATAGATACATGGTGGATCGATCAAGTCTCTGGTCAAACGATTTGGTGAGTTTTGATACGTGAGCAAAAATAACAATTGCCAGTTTTTGATAACATCTCTGAATGATCCGGTGTTTATCAACGGAAACTCTAGTGTGTATGAATTTTCTCTACCGGTGAATTTGAAAAGTTTTGGTTGTTCAATGTACGATCCCGGATCGGCTAAGTTGAGCGATTTAGCCAATCCCGCGGCAGTCTCTGTGAGATTCGCAGCCATATTCAACAAACCCATGCCTTCGTCTCCACCAAATGAATTTTGAATGGTTCTGCTTTTCTCTTGTAAATATGGTAATGAATACACAAAACCTGTATCTTTTGTGTAGTATAAATCATCATATGGAGCCATCACACCGGAGCCAGATGCTAATTGATCCGCGGTCTCCCCTACTGTTTTCCAGCCCTGTAATATTTTTTTACCAAATTCATTCTCCGGGTTAGCTTCGTTTTGTTTAATTTTTTCTAACAATTGCTGCGGAGTCTCATTATCAAGTATTTGCTCCGCACCTCGTCCGGTTTTTTCTGTAGCGACAAACAGATTGTTAGCAATTTGATTGATTTGTGGATTTACCTGTATTCTTTTCTCACGGAGCATCAATGTAGGTACGTCCCATCGCGCTGTTTTAGGTGACTGGGTCCATGGAAAATCATTTATCACATCAACATGCTGTATTGTGTTTGACCCTGGTTGCTGAGACACACCAGCTAAATCCGGGGCTGGTCCATATCCTCGCTTTCGATTCGCGCAATCTGTCTCTTCGCTGTCATAAATACTCGCGTGTTCGACAAATTTCCATATGTATGACTGATTTTGCCCGGCTGGTTCACTTCCAGAAGAATCTAACCCTTTGAGCAGCTTGCTAGCTACCGCCCCGGCGGCTGCTACCCCACCGGTGATCAATTGACCTTTGCTCAAGTTTAATTTCATCTATAAATATTTATGAGAACCACCGATCTCTAACACTTTCGCGGAACGATTGCACATTACTAACATTAGATTGTGTTGTTCCTGCAGGTATAACAGTGTTGTTTAACACCGTGCCAGTTTCTTTGACAGCGATTACAATCTCTTCTGATAATCGATTTAATATCACGTTGTTTTGCGCGAGTAATTTTATCATTTCTTCAAAAACATCGTTATGAAGCACATAACTATCTTGTGTTGGTACAATAGCCTCCGGTCCTTTTTCTCCCACTATAGTGGGTTGACCTTTTGGTACTGGACCGCCATCTGCTCTCCATAACCAATAATCCAACTCATCATCAATCATCTCCCGTTCTTTAGCGCTTATGTCGCCTCTGTCTCTCAAGCTTTTTAAAATATCTTCATCTAATTCTTCAATCTGAGCTTGTGTGAATTGTTTTCGTGTGTTCCCTTGTTTATCCACGTGATACACGGGTTTTTCGCGTTTTGTACCTGAGTTGCGAGTCATTCCCATCATGCCTAGAAATTCTTCTACTCCCCAGCCTAAGAAATCCGGCAACATATCAACTAATGAAAACAGCATACCCACAACCCAGTCTTTCATGGCAGTTGCTATTTCACCAATCCAATCAAATGCTGCCGCTCCAAGCTGCCCGTCAGCGGATTTGTTTGCATATTCTTCATCAAACATACCGCGGAAAAAACCAATAACCGGGTTGAGCATGGTCCAGCCTGGTACTAATCCAATGAAAGCCATTCCCAGATCTGCTACAGCCAGGCCATATTTACCATCTCTCCAGTGTTGAATAAAATCTCCAACATACCATAAGGATCCTATAAAAGGTACCATGCGTATATATTTGCTGATATACTTTTCAAATGGTTCACTGAATTGCTTTAGAAAATCAACAGCTACACCGCCCACTTTATCATCCTTTCTCTGGTTTGGATCCATGAATGATTGCACCATACCGAGGCCTAGATTCAATATGGTACCGGCTCCCGGTTTTAGATTGACTAATCCTCGTGCTGCGAATAAAAGTGTATTTGGTATGTCGTCATTATCCCAAGCTTCTTTTGTTTTTTGAAATAAAAACAAACTACCAATAACAGGTATATATTCAGCATATGGTTTTATTTTCTCCCACACACCGGCGGCCATCTCAAATAACAAATCTTTCTTGGCCTCTGCTTTTACCTCACCATCCATACCTTGCGTCTGTGTGTCAAGATATGCATTCAATATATCAACACCTATCGCCAGACCATTGGCTAATCCAGGGGCAATGAACGTACCAACTAAGTTTAACAAACCTGATAGTAAATTTAATGCCATGCCGGTCCACTCTTTATTTTTAAAGTCTTCATACGCGAAATAGAAGCTGACAATGCCACCAATCACAGGTATTCTTTTCAAAAATGTTTTACTAGCCATTTTGGCGAACGGAGCTAAAAACACTTTCAAACCACCCATCAATCCATATTTACCAATCGCGTCAACTGTGCCTTCCATGCCATCCCAATCGATATTTGCAGCTGTGAACAGAGCTGTCATACCAGCTGCCAAAGCCAATAGTGGGACTCCTATTGTACCTAACAACCCATCCAACCATGAACCTTCTTTCAAGTCTTTCATGGATGGTGTGACTGCTTCGAAACCTCTACCAACAGCATCAGCAAGATTGTCTAGCGTCTTTGGTGTCATACCGGTGATATCCACCGGTGTAGAGTCCTTTACAACCTGCCTAGGTTTGTTCGCGTCTGCTTGAAATTTATCCCACTCGGATGGTCCTCCAGGGAGACCTCCTTGGTTTGATTCCCTATATGATTTATCACCATTTTTAATACAGCAGGTTTTTAAAGTCTTTAAGATTTCATCTAAATACCTTAAATTTCCATCTGTGTCAATGTTGACACCCTCTATTTGAGATTTATTTTCGGAAGGCCCGGGGATCATGTAATTATTTAATCACTACTAAAGAATCTAGCGTCAGTAATGATGTTAAATACATTGTCTCCGTGTTTTAAAGTGGTGAAGCGATCAGTATATTCCTTTATTTTATTAATCTCTTGTACAATGTCACTAACCACAGTCATTGGCAGTGCTTCAACAATTTGAGTCAATTTAGTCGCATGCTTGTGATTGAACTCTATAAGTTTATCTTCAATTTTTAATGATTTAATATATTTGACATATTCATACACGACAGCTTCCCCAACAATATTCTTGAATGTGTCTGAATCTTTTGCGTGTTTTGATACAACAGGTAGTGCTTTGTTATTAACCTCTATATCAACATCGAGTGTTGGTGGTTGAATGGTAACAGCAATATTATTTGCTTTTATAGTTTTCGGTTCAAGCATGCCTTTGGGTATCTTGAATGATTGAAAATTATTATGCAGTGACTTTATATTGTGAAATACCTTGTCTCCGGATGAGTTCAGAGTGGGTACATCATATCCGAGCGTGTTCACGCGGAGGCCTACCAAAACAGGTAATCTATCAATGGATGAAAATGTTATATCTGGATCAACACAGCTCTCTTTTATCAAATTACTGGTCAGAATGGCATAATGTGTCGCGTTCACCGCAGTTGCTTCAAGTGCCGCTGTTATTATCTTTTTCTGATGCTGCACAGTTAATGGCTTGAATTTGACAGTCTTGTCAATCGATGGAACATATATGTCAACAAAATTTGAATTGTTCGTTTTGTTTATAGCGTCAATAATGCTATTGTAATCATTTTTTTTAGTTGCCATTGATATATTTAATGTTATTGATGTTAAAGTCCACCAGGTGGTTTGGCTCCTATCTGAGGTGTTTTAGATTCGTTGGCCTTTTTCTGCTCCTCAATTTCTCTAGCTTTTCGTTGTGTATAAATTGATGTCTCTATTGGTGTCATTTCAAATGCATATTTTGAGTCAAAATTCATAACATTACACAAATTATACATTGTAGTATACATGTCGTTTAAGCTATAATTGTATGACATTTTCACTAGATCAAACATTGTCTTATCATAAATGCCTAGTTTGTATTTTTTCTCTTTAGAATCTTCATCGTGAGGGTTTTTATCGGTAAAAAACACTAGATCGTGAAATCCTTTGTAATACACATTACCAGCTTGTAATATCTTCTTAAAATTTACACCGGGGATATTGTTCATAATGTTGTTTTTTTGTTCAAGTGTCAATTTTTTCATATCAAACACCTGATCTTTGATCGTGATCTCTTGCACAATGTCTATAAACATGTCTAATGATGTCAATGATGTGTTGTGAAACATGTTAGTTGGTGTACCTACTGTGACGCTATATTCTTTATTCAACCGGATCATGCGTGGTTGATTGTATTTGACATCACTAACCAATTGCAGGACGGTGTTCAAATCAATCACTCCGTTATAGTTTTGAGAAGTTTTTTCACATGTCATGGTTAGTTTGATTTCCGGTCCCATACTAACGATTCTCGCGGTGAGTAACACACAAAACTTGTCCACTTTGTTTAAATTTTTATAACCACCGGTGATATGATCTAGCAATCGATGAAAATATGAATCCAACCCGGGGTCATCATTGTTAGCTATATATTTAGACATCACAACGACATGCTTGTTTTTTACTTCTTTTGCATTGATATACTCTGCTGCGCTTGGTATATACACAGGATACAGGAACTCCTCACAGCTCATGATTGTATTTATCAAATATATTAACCTAAACCAACCGCCTTTTTAGCAGCGTTGATGCTCTTACCGACCACGTCTACTCCAGTGACTTGTGTGACGCCGTTAATTATGTTAGGTATGGAGCCGGATGAGAATGACTCTATTATCTCTTCAACAGGAATGAAAGGTATACCACCTACTGTGTAGTGTGTGTAATTCCATTGTGTGCTGATGAGTTGTGGTGCGGACGCGTTCGTTGGATTGTTCTGTGCCGCCATTTGAAATGGTACACAATTGAAAAAACGGAAAACCTTTCTCTGAACTGAAGATCTTTTCTGATATGTTTTCGCTAATTGAATAACTGTCATGTTTGTTTTGATATTCATTGGATCTATGGCACCAGATTCTGGATCATCTCCTGGCCTAGCTACCAACCCTAGATGTGAAGCTGTAATTATCCACGGTCTGATCACAAAATCTAGAAAAGATGTGTTTGTTTCTAAAAATTGTATGTCAAGCTGAGCCAGTGGAGCGCGTGGCTCGGCGTATAACCCACCAATAAAACCACGGTTTTTCGGTGTCCCCATGTATTTATACGATGCACTCTCTCCTGGTAAGTTTATACCTTGGGCAAAATAACACCCGGCTATTTTTTGATACATGTAGCTTGATGTGGTTCTAAGGTTTTTATCTATGTTGTTACCTATTTTATCACCATCACCTACTGGTTCGAGTGTCTGCAACATGGCTGTACTCACAACTGGTGGTATGTGATCTATTAGTAACAACCACATGAACTGGTTTGGTATACTACCAGACCATGTGGAGAGCATGCGGAGAAAGTGGTTTCTGTAACTAACCAATGGTACTAGTGGTACATTGGTACCAAACAATTCTATTGCACCGCCCGCGGGGTTTTGCAGCACACTACTCGCGGCGCCTTTTAATGCACCACCGGCTGACCTTAATAAATCACCTGCGAAGTTCATACATAATTACTTATGTACGATTAGTCTTTTTCTGGCTTGACTCGTCTCCAAAAATGGTAATTTAATGTGACGCTGAATGTAGCAGGTGCACCAGTTCCTTGTATGTTGTACGCTACTTCACCGATGCTGGATGGAAAAACACCTACCAATTGATACTGTGCGATTGCATTTAATTGAGGGTCAAGCTGTAACAGATCAACAGTTGAGGTGGCACGTGGTACGTAATAATTACCGGTGCTATCCTCATCATCAAATGTATCATGAGACCATCTCTCGAACAACCGCCTGATTGCGCTTTGCCCATCCGCATAAAAAGTCGCGTTATATGTACCGGCATATTGTGCGGCACCAGGTACCTTGAATGCTAGACCCATGTAACTCACATCTGTACTGGCGATTGTACGTGCTGGTATCTGACCTCCTTGGATATACACGAGATCGTCTTCTGTTATGATCGCATCTGTAGCATCTGATTGAATGCTCAACACTCTGAATTGAAAATCACGCGAGAAATCCCGCGCTTGAGCTACTCTGTAGAAATCACTGATTGTTTGTTTTACGTCTGGCATATAATTATTTATTCTTAGCCTACTAATTCATTGAAGTCTTGACCTGTTCTGGTTGCGTAGAAGTTGACCAAGATGAATTCAGCGGCACGTACAGGTTTGATGTAAATGTCAATCACCATCTCGTTTTGATCGATCACGTCTGGAGTGTTGTTACGCTCGTCACACACGATCAAGTAATCGTACATACCATCTGTGTTTTTAGCGTTCTCAAAAATTGGCGTGAGCACGTTCACCACCTGGGTCCTGGTGAACAACGTGTTGGGTTCGAACACGAAATATTTCACGGTGGCTCGTGTGGCTTTTTCTAGATACAAGAACAGACGACGTACATTGATTCTATCAAACGCGCTTGGTTTTCTCTGCAGTGTTTTCTGCCCGAATACCACAAATCCATCATTAGGGAAGTTGGCTACCGGATTTTGATTGATCTTGTACAGCTGATCACGTTCTTTTAATTTTGGATAAATCGCGAGGTCACTCACGTTGCTCAGCACACCGCGTGTGAAACCAGCTGGTGCGTACCATGGTTGAAAGTTGGCATCTGTATTGGCCATCAATGATGCGGCGAATCCGCTGAATGGGGCCCAGATGCCTCTGTTGAGTGTACCGTCAAACGTTTTCACCCAATTACCGAACGCACAAGCGTAACTGCTGTTAGCGTTACCTTGCAGGTGACGGAGTGGCCAGTAAATGTGTTTGGAGAAATATTTCTTGGTTGTGACATTTTTGTTTTTAGTGGTGTCAAATTCAGTGAACTCTTGATTGAGTGTTTTTGAATTTTTCCCGTTCACAAAAACATATCTCAAATTGTCAGATATGTACAATATATCCTTTCTCTTGTTTTGACAGAAATTGATGAACGCGTCATTCACGAAACGATAATTGAGCACGGTACCGGATGTTTGTAAATTCTCATTTATTTTGGTCAGGTACATGTCGTCTTTTCCTACTCCGGTGCCATCCATGTCCCATGGCTTCTCATCATCAAATCCATTGGTCGTACCACCTTCTGTACCTACATAAACTGTTCCCAAGCCAGCTTCCAACACCAGATCCAATGGATACAGCTCGTAATTGTCGACAACCTCGAACATACGCTCCAGTTTTGTTGGTATGGCTCCTACCTTGATCGTACGAACACTGGTGTCCTTGAACACTCCAGCGGGGTACAACGAGTTGGCAGCCTCTATGCCTGTATCATCACCAGCGTCATCAGCATTCAAAGCTTTTCTGAAACCGCTGGTCGCTTGGAATTCTGTTTCGTTTATGTATATCAATTCATTAGTATGGCTCTTGCTTGTATGAACACGTACTTTCTTTTTAGAAACAGAATGTGTGCTGTCAAACCAATCACCTTGCGCGTTACTGATGTATGGATTGATAAAAATTTCAATGTTTGGTGTGCCCACTTTTGCAGAAGCTACATCTTCGATAAAATGAGATTGTGCTGTACCACCAAGTGGTGAGTTGACACGTTTGAAACCGTTCAGCGAGCCGACGTAGCTTTCAGCCAGTATAAAATCCAGTTTTGATGTGTCAGCAGCAAGCACGGATTCACGCACCTTGAACAATCCAATGCATATGGTATCATCAAACTCTTGCGTGCCAAGCTCGATATCACTCAGGTTCTCAAGCACCTCACTCACCGATGTACCGCCACTCGATTTACCGGAGCTGTTCGCGCCAGCAACTGGTGTGGCGGATCCGGTCATGTCGAAGTTCAATCGACTTCCGGGAATGCTTAGATATTTATCTAGTGAGACACCACCTGTAGGATTGCTACCGCTCAATTTCCTGGTGACCGTCTCGATACCTTCACATCCATCATAATCTGTGGCGGGATTCAAATTGGTGTTGTCTATAACACCCACATAAAATCCTTCCATCTTCTCATTTATGATGTTTTTTCTGGAATTGATGATGACCATACCAGCTCCACCTTCTACTGCTGTTTTGAAAGTTGTACCAAACGGTGTGGTGTCTCCACTGTTGGTGGCCTCGAACGATGATACGGACCATTCATAAGTGCCTTGTTTGAAATCATCATATTCTTGCGCGGAGATGTAATAATTTTGAGGCTCACCAATGTAATACACTACACCGTCACTCCAGTGGATCTTCCCTGGATTGGTCTTTACATCCTTCAACTCGGTAGATGCCTCCCCACCGGGAGTGGAGTCTGTGAAACTATTTTCCTTGTAAAAGTTAGCATGTGGGTCACCGGCATCATGTCTCTGACCACTCAACGCCACAATTGGATACACCAGTGCACTGTATTTGTCACTCACATCACCAAGATCATCCTCTCCTCCGTATGGTAACCTGTAAACAAATGTGTTGCCTGGGCTCTGCTTGGCCGCTTTGAATGTGTGGTAAAAATATCGCTCCGCTGCATTTGAAGGCATGCCATACACATTCTCAAACTCGCTCAACGTGGTTATCTCGATCACCTCTTCTGTTGGACCCTTGGAACTGAACCCGGGGATCAAAATGTTTGTACCCACCGGTAGTGACGGTCTCAATGAAAGATCGACTTCGCTAATTTCAACACCTGGACTTTGTATAGTACGCATATAAATATATCTCCTTGTTATAGATATTTAGTCTCTCAAGACCCAAGATTTACAAAAGTTGTGACGTTAGTTGACTAAAACTAAACTCAAATGTTGAATCGATTTGTGTGGGATCCTGGTAATTGTAATTTATCGAACCTAGACTGACCGGCACCACTCCAATATAATCAAATTGTATTTTCTTGTTGTCATACTCATCCAATCCAAACACAGTGAAATTTGTAGCATAATCTTCAAAAGGTGCGTCTTTCAATGGCATCTGGTCTTTGTGGAAAAAGGCTTCTTTGTTGTGATTCATCAAATTGATCCACTTGTATATCACCCAGTAGTTGTTGAATTGATTGTCTATAACAAAATTAACGGTTATGTTGCCGTATGATGGTCGATGGTGCCCGGAAAATTTAAACACTTGCCCTGAGTATGTCTCCTCGATGGCGTTCACGGTTATGGCAGGTATGATCGTACCGAATATACTGAACTGTAATGAATCATGTATGAGTTTCTCATCTAACCGACTAGAGTTGTCTCGTGTGTTCACCATTCTCAAAGCTTTAGGTAGTGTGAACACAAGTAAAAACTTGTCCTTTTTAGCTTTGTTTAATATCGATTGCCGGATTGTTGAAATTTGCTCAGCCATGTCGTTTATATTTATAACAGCTCATACCCATTCGCT